CGCAATTGCGCCATCTTTTCAGGTGATAAACCACCGCTCTGTGACTCCTGTTTTTCTGCTAAACCAGCCATTAGTTCCTCTTGACTTGGCGGTCTTTGCTGCCCAATCTCTGGTATGGGTCCTTGCTCTTGAAACTGAGGCACAAGCGGTATAGATGACTCTTGATTACCCATATTAGGTATAGAAGGCATATAAGAATCTTGATTACCAACACTCGGTATCGATGGTATATAAGACTCTCCTCCAGTAGCTGTGTTCTGTGAACCCTGCTGCCCACCCATATTAGGGATAGACGGCATGTAAGACTCATAAACTGGCGGCTGTTGCTGTCCACCACCCTGTGGATTGCCATTTAAAAATGCTTGAAGCATAGCTCTATCTTGCTGCTCTTGCTCCCACTTTTGACGAGCGCGGCCTTCTTGTGCTTGTTGTAATCCAAAATTGTCTTTATGGATACGCATAGCTTGCTCAAGCTCTTGCGGCTTAAATCTCTGCTGCATAAGAGTTTGTAGCATAGGAGACATTCTACTTTCTATATCTCCAGCCTCACCTGGTTTATACAAAGGTATATTAAGAGCCATTTTAATAACTCCCATATTGAGGTGTTGGTTGCAACATGCCCCGTCCGTAGCCACCTTGGCCCATTCCACCAGTTAAATAACTACCGCCCAAGTTTCCTATCATAGATCCAAATTGACCTATTCTATTGGCTCCAGCTTGGCTACCACCTATTCCAAGATTAGCTTGGTCTTGCGCTCCTTGAATAGATTGCTGCCCCATTTGACCGGCTGTTTGCGCACCAGTGTTATACATGCCCTGACCTATGCCAACGCCTGTTTTATACTTATTCATCAAGTCATCAAGATACTGCTGCCTATCTTTATTCATGATGTTATGAGCACCAGATTGGATTGATTGCAACGCCGATGAACTACCCATCAATCCCATGGAACTGGCAGCACCTAAGCCCTGTTCTTGTGCTTGCGCCATGTCTTGCTTTGCAGCTTCGGACGTTTCATAGCTTTTGTTCCACTCGTCTTGCAAACCTTGTGGGTTCATTAGCTTATTAAGCTGCTCCGATAAAGTGCCACCTGCAGACGTACCATAATCAGCGTATGGTTGCTGTTGACCTTGCGCTGTATCATATCCTTGCTGGACAGTTCCTTGTGCGTTTTTATATGCTCGCCCAGGGTGCAACCAATCACTTAACATACTCATATTCTTATACTCCTTTTAAGGCCACGCAGCCGTGGTAAACTGGCGCATCGCCCCGTTTTCTCGTCCTACATATACGTCATTTGTGGTGTCATACAACAGCACCCCGTCCTCTAAGTTGCTGGCTAAAGCTGTTATTTCGGCCGCTGTGAATGACTGCGCAATAGTATTTAATGATGCTTCAATCTCATTGATAGTCGTATTTAAAGAATCAACTAATGTTAATAACCATCTTTGCATATCACCATCAAGATTGCTATCACCATAAATGGGGACATTATTTGTCCGCTCCAATTCAACAGCCATTAATTAGCCCCTCCAGATGCGCGCCTAACATTTTGAACGGCCCCTAACAGAACCATGGGAGACGGACTCACACATACCAGCTTGTAGCATCTGTTTCGAGATGGGCCTAGTTGATACCATCTCATGCGGTAACGATATACGCCAATCCGGCTAAACTCTCTAACGTCTGCACTTGTAAAGGTTACTCCGCCATCATCAGACCAGTATAACTCCACATGCGGTTTAAATAATTTATCGTAATGATCTGAACCGATAATAGGAGTATTTGTACCTTCTTCGATAATAAAGTCACCGTCTTCTGTTAATAGATAGATTGGCTCCCCGTCTTCGGTCGCCTCTTCATCTATAATATATACTGTGTTTTCAAATGGCATCGTGCCCCTATAAAATGTATCCTCACCAAACACGAAATCTATTTCCACATAATCAGTAATAAACTCCGAATAATCAGCTTGCGAATAAATCTGCGTAATCGCTTCGTATCGCATCGGATAGGGTATGAACGCATCCGCAGCTTGCGGATCGTCTTGCGAGGGATTTTGTAACTCATTAATATAGATATTGCCACCAGCTTCATAAACCACACTTTGGTCGCTTACAGTTACTAAATGCTTATTGTTAAAAAACACATGCTTTTGTATGCGTGAACGCTCACCATTTAGCTCAATACATCTATGCCAAGAGTTAGTATTAAAATTATACTCTAAGCTATTAGCAGAATTTGTTATATCTAAATCACCATAATCTAAAAAATTACCAGCACTTACACGATAAAAAATAGTGTTTTCGTATTGATACATAAACCCGTTAGCTTTCAATGTTAAGAACGGATTTAATCCCTCTAATTCGTTAGCTGTACGCTGTATAAGGGTGTTTACAGCTTGGGTGGATATGATGGTAGGCTTGCCACCATCCGAGGTCATGAACGCTACAAGACCATTTCTGTTTCTCCCAAGCCATGTCATGCGCCCGAAATCCACATCTAAAGTCAAAGCATCAGCCATGCCATAATCAAAGTTATAACTAGTATTTAGCTTGAATGGAAACGTTGTCTTTGTCGTTCCATCATCAAATACACTGGGAATATTCATCCATATATCACAACTAAAGTCGTTAAATATATATAGTTGATTATGCAGTGTGGTTATCTGTTGTATCTGTCCAGATGCGTAGTTAAATACAGGGGATGAACCTACCGGCTGAAAGCATGTCAGAGCGGTTGTAGCATCAAAACCGCTGCCACCTAGATTAATAGTAGACAAATACCACTGGCTGCTCTCATCGTTTGACACTACAAACCTATTTCCAAAAGCCGCTACATATTTAGGACTTTGGGGTGCCTGGGTATCTGTTACAGTAATCATCTGATTGGTGTTCTCATTAATAACAAACAACTTTCTTTCAACACTATCAGCCAACATTACATAAACATTATCAGCAAATACCAAGTAATCTGCAAAAATTTCCCCTGAAGAACGATTGAAATCAGAGTTATTTAACTGTGCTACATTGAAGTTTTTATCAACCCTATTTACTACAGAACCAACAACAATATACACAAAGTCAATACTTCGAAATATTGCCCGTGGCTCAGCCTCAAAAATTAACTTGTTTTCGTTAGCAACCGTAATATGCTTCCTGCCAATAACAGGATATGCCGCCGTAGAACGCTTACCCGTTGGGTCTTCAACCTGAGACCAGTTAGCAGAATTTTCTGGGCTAAACTGCTTAAACCTTTGCTCATTAAACTTTGTTACGATTGGCAGTTGTTCAACTGGCATATTATTTGTCCTATATTCCCGAAATTACACGCCATGCCGCGGCCGGGGTTACTGACGTATTATCACTGACAACAGATAAATCAATTGGGCTAGCTGCGATCATATCTTGATATGCCTCTTTGTACATAGCTTCAAGCTTCGGTGTCCATGCTTCGCTTCTACCTTTGTAGTCTGCTAAGTCTCTAGCTAAAGCTCTTTTAAGATATCTTTTGTAATAAGCTGGTAAAGATTCAACTGTATCTGTTGCTGTTAATGTTGCAACTTCAAATTTAGCTCTAATATATAATGTAAATTCTTGTGATGGAGCCGGATATATTCTTAAGTATGAAATATTAGTTTCTTGCCTAACTACTACATATCTTGGCAATCCCTCTAGTGGATTATATTTCCATGAAGCATTAAATTCGTTTTCGCTAATTGGAATAAGTGGGTAGGTTACACCTTCCAGTATCAGCCATGACTCCATTAACTCGGATAGCCTGCCTTCTGTAATATCTGGTGTTGGCACAAAATCAGGTGAGCCTATAGATAGCTCTGCCGTACCCGTTGTGATTGTTTCGTTAATTGTTCTTGCCACTGTTAATAGCTGACCCGTTGCGCTATAGGCTTCCAGTAATTCATTAAGAAACTGCACGCCCTTGGATAAGTCATTGCCATGCAATGGAACTGTTGGGGTACTTGCGCTTATTAATTGATAAGAATCATTTACGAACTCTTTTACGCTTTGGCTGGGTAGTGTCATCTTTCACCTCTTCAACTATCGGTTCATTAATCGGTTCATTAACAGGAGGATCATCAAACCAAACGCCGGTGGCTATATATGCGGTATAATCATCATAGCTATTCGCTATAGTTTTAATATCTTTCCCATACACATAAGCTCTAAAATGTGCTTTGTTAACCCATCTACCACAGTAAAGGAATTGCCCCTCGTGTTCTGAGGGGCTTAGCTTATTAAGAGCGGACACGAACTGCAAACTCAGGATTGATTGACACGCCACCAAGCATATCTAATCTATCTAGCTGTTTGTAGTTGTATATATCAGCACCTAACGTATGAGTGATAGCCATCTTATATTTTTCACTATAAGAAGTAGTTGCTTCAACACCACCAACTAGCTCTTTAATTGCAGGAGCTGCGAAAACTATCGCTTGTTTGTGAAAAGCTATTGATACGTTATGGTCTTCAGCTAATAATACTTGAGCGCCATTTGGAATAGCAGCACTTATATTTTGTCTTGCACCAGAAACTATAATCTCTGGACTAATCGGAACCGTTGCTTCACCAGCACCATTTGATGTTACATCAGATGTCACAACGAATTGAGCTGATTGAGATAGTTTAGAGCCTTGAATTAATGGGTTGACCATGAATACGCCGGCAGCTTCATCAATCTCGATGCTATCACCTTCTTTAAACACAACTGTAGAAGCTTGCAGCCCTGTTAATGACAATGAGCTACCACTTGCAACAGGCCCAGAAACTATCCCGCCAAGCTTAAAGCCTGTAGGAGGTGAGCCACCAGCTTCACCAGCGCCAGCAATTTGACGAGTCAAGAAGTTAGTTTTGAAGAAGTCAAAGCCAGATAAGTGACCGATAAAACCATCCATCAATGCGCCACGGTTAACAGTCATATTAAACACGTTTTTCAAATCATCACTTAGTGCTGCTGAAATGAACGGGTCATTAGCAAAGTATCTATTGCCGTCTTCTGGTATTGCAAGAGCTGTCATATAAGCATCGGTATCAGCTACAGTTCTGAAAGTAATTGGAACTCCTGGAGTACCAGTTGCTTGATAAACTTGTTTTTGTAGATGTTCAGTTGCAATGTATTTTTCAACATCGTTAGCCATGACTTTAGCACGAGGCTTAAGCATTTCATCTAGATACGGTTCATCAGTAGCACGGTCAAACGTTAATTCCATGCCTGTGAATGACACCATTGTATGAAACTGAGTATCGATTGAAAGTGGGCGGATAACTTGAATTTGAGCCTGAGGCACTGCAGTTGCACCGCGTTCAGATAGATATCTTTGCTCTAGTCTATAGTTGATTGTTTGACCAGTTGCAAAGCGTAGGTTTTTGAAATCGTCTTCGATACTTCTATCGGCTACTTTAGCGAAATTCAGATAGTTGACAAAGCGGATCATCCACTCGTCTAAGACGTATTGTGTTGTATTAAATACATTAACAGCCATTTGTGTACTCCTTAATTGAACAATAAAATAATTAAATAACTTACTTTTCTTGTCCAAGCGGAGACGTTACACACTTGTATTTTTGTAGCTGACGGCTGCTACACTTCTGCCTGTCAGCTACAATTTTAGACTACATATAGCTAAGACGTCAACTTACTTTCTCAAATGCTTATTAGCATACTGCGCAATCCTATCATCTATACTACGCAAACCCGTATTTCCTGAGCTATCACCTTTAGTGCGTGTTGCAGGCTTTGGAGCACTACTTTTAGCGGTTCGCTCTTTCTTCATGCGCTCATCAAGCCTACCCATTTCCATCATTTTGGCGTAGGGGTCTTGAATTTGTGATATCCGCTTAAGCTCGGCAGGCTGTTTTTTAGATGCCGCATAGATGAAAGCTGCTGGGTCTTTCATACCACGCGTAGCTACAAACATAGTATCATCGATTGGAGCACTTCCAACAACCTCGTTGAAGTCTTTGTACTTGCTCATGCCACTATTGAACTTAGATTCAAACTCGACTTGTTTTTCTTGCTCTGCTGCTCGCCACGCTTGTTCTTTTTGCTGCTGCTGTTTCTGTTGTTCTTTCTGCTCACGCTTGCTTGCCCAGCCGTCCATAAATCCTTCAAGCTGCTGTTCCCATGACTGAGAGCTATCAGCGTCATACTCAAAATCCTTGGATTGAGGTTTGGTTGCTGGCTCTGGCTCTTCCGCGTGCTTACCACGACTTAGCCTATCCCGAATCATAGCTTGCACTTGTTCCTCAGTATATGTTTTGGCTGACTTCTTTTCAGTTTTTACAACTTCGTTGCCGTACTCGTCCGACTCATCTTCATCGTTGCTTTCTTCAGATTCATTAAGCTCTGGATCAATATGCTCTGGTTCTTTGCTTTCAGGCTCAGGAGCTGGTTTATCTTGCGATTCTAAATCAGGCGCATTGGTTGGTGATTCATTCATCTTTTCATCTATACTATTCATATTCCACCTTTTTATTGTTAATTATTTATTTCCTAAGTGCGTCAAGATATCAGCCATGTTTCTAGCATGTGCGATATTCTGATCTGCATTTGTCCTATGCATCTCTGCTTGATATCTTAATTGCACTTCTTCTAATGATGCTGCAGCCTCCAACCTATCATTCTCCAGCTCTTGCCATTTCTGCGCTATCTCAGCCTGTGTTTTATCGCTATCTAACGCCAGCTTTTGCTGTTTCAATTGTAAATCTTGCATCTTCAACTGTAACTCTTGCTGCTTAAGTTGCATTTGCATCTGTATTGCCTGCTCCTCAGGACTTGGTCCTTGGTCTTGCTGGGGCGGTGTTTGCCCAGTTTTACCAGCTTCTAAAATCTCAGGTGGCACAAGAGTTCTTAAGCGATTACGAAGATTGATATTGTTTTTAAGTGGTAGATTCTCAGCGTACAAATCAGCAATCATATTAAATAATTGTGGATTGGCTTGTAATACCATTTGTAGTGACTCTAGTGCCTGTTCTCTTTGTCCGTCTGAGTTCGGCCCAGGCAACAATCTTATTTTATAACTGCCTTCGCGCATATCATTTTTAACCTGTGAACCGTACTCGTCTTGAGTTTGATTCAAGGGAACTGCAACAGGCGAACCAATGTCAGGCATTGTTAGCATTTCAACACGCTCAGTATCATAAATAACTGGTATCATCTGGTTAATAATATCGCCACCAACAGCTATAGAGCGGTTTAACGCATCGAACGCAACGTAAGTATTATAGCTGCCACGCTCAGTTCTAGCGTCAATTGCCTTACCTGATACCTCGTTGCCTTGTTGACCAATTTGTGTATCATACATGCCAGTACTTGACTGGATGTCAGATAATGCTAGTTGATATTGCTGTACTAGTGATTGTGACAGCTCAGGCGGTCTAAGTTGCTGGGGTACGAATCCATCAGAGTCTTTATCGAAGAATAGTCCGCCCTGATAGTTACCAGGATTAGTCCAGATATCTTTAGTGTCCTTGCCTCTGACGTTTTCTTTGCTTACTAAGAACTGGTCATTACGTGATACTTTTAGCAAATAAGCTGAGTGCGTTCGAATGTAGTTAAGATACTTTTGTGAGTCGTTAGCGTCTTTAAAAAATGGTCGGCAATATTGTTTGTTCTTTTTGTCGTAATAGCTGTTCTGGTCAACAAAGATAATTGGTAATACATCAGCTGGAAACTCGCTTGATTCTAGCTCATAATCTCCTGCCATTTTATAGTATTTTATCGTATCACGTGGCGCGTCTCTTTCATTAATAATACTAACAGGATCACCAGTTGTTAAGTCAATTAGCGGTGTATCGTCTTCGTCTAATTCTTCATTGTCGATAACGTTTGGCACTTCCGTAGGCTGCAAGTCATCTGGCGTTTCAATGCCTGGCTGCGGAGCATTCATTGACACATCTTCTATTTGCTGAACATCAACATCTGCCATAACTTGCGGTGAGCCTAGCCCAATAAGCTTCATATCATCTTGGTAATCACGCATCCTTGAGTATTCTTCGTTATCAATGACACGACCGTTTGATAGCTCTCTGATTCTTTCTGTCTTATATTGTCGTTTGTAGTAATCTATTATTAATATGCTATCGTTATCAGCAAGCACTGTATCATCATTTAGCGTACAGTTTTGTATCTTTCCTTCTACTCGTTTTCCATATACAGATTTAAATTTCTTACGTGAAATACCAGTTTTTAATCCGCAAAACATTCCGTCTGTTTTTGTTTTTGATGTTGCGCTAATATCCCAAAAAGCCTGGGTTGGGTCGTTAATCTCAATGATGTTAATTTCTTGCAAAAACCCTTTGCCATCAACATAATCATGATTGATTCTATATGCTCCATAACCACCAATGACAGCTGACTGAAATGCTGTTTGATATACAACAGATGCTTTTGAATTAAGAGTTATCTCTTTAACTAAAGCCTCGCGTGTTTCTGCTGTTTCCGCTGGCACTGATTCGTCAGGCACAATTTGAAGGTTCGGCGTGTTCTGTCTCTGCTCACCAAGTAAATGATTAGCTAGCACACCAAGTTTATTAGATGATAGCGGTATCTTTTTGTTTTGTCGTAGAGCGTCTGTCTCGTCTTTGCTCCACTGCCCACCCATAACGAAGCTCATTTCTTCATGATATTGCTTGTTATTAAATGAGAAATAACCGTGCCACGACCCTAGATTATCTTTAATTTCTTCCGCAATTTCTGAGTTTTTACGTGCCATTTTGCATCCTTTGCGTCAATTAGTGATTATATATTATCAGGTAAACATTGAGTTGTAACGCTCAGGTATTAGTGTTGCGCTATTTTCTGCAAGAGATTGCATCTTACCGCCTGCGAAAGTCAACATAAGACTGTCCGCTATATCAGGACTACGCATTCCACGCTTTTTCATATCGTCTTTAGACTCAATTAGTAACTGTCCGTTGCTTCTATGTCTATACCCAAAACCACATAAATCAGCATGTAATTCATCACTATCGGGCAGTTGCACATCTAATTCTTGTTGCAACCAATCTCTAAGCTCCCAATAATATTCTGCTCGTTGATTAGCAAAGCGTTCTTTGTCATTAGCTGAGCGTGCGACATTAACACCTACGACTTGACTATATCCCATTTCGCTTAGTCTATCTGTTGTGCCTGCACCAATTCCGATGCAATCTATATATACTCTATGCGGTTTTTCTTCTTCTATGATACGCTTGATGCGCCCTGCTAATTGCATTGTATTTTGATTACGCAGTGTTTCAATCTTGAACGCCTTCCTTCCGCGCCTTCTAATGATTGCGCATCTATCGTTTTCACCAATTGCCGGGTCAACACCTATTATTAAAGACGCGTCTGTTTGTATGTCTGCTTTGCGTGCTGCTGTTACATGTTTTGAGTTTATAAAAGTATCGTCAACGGGATTTCTAAAAGCTTCCGTAGCTGACAAAGGATATTCAACTTTAAATCTTTTCTCGCCCTCTTCCCAGTCCGAACTAAACTCTTTTATCTTAATCCGCCGCCAATACAAATGCTCAACCGTCATGCCATCTTCTTTATATAAATCTAGCAATGACTGTTCTTGCTCTGAAAGCGGAGGAGATTCGCTTTTATGTGATGTGTAAGACGCTGTGTATTCTCTTTGCCAGTACCACGGCACAAATATTGCTTGAAATTCGCTATCGCCAGTTAGCGCAGAACACCACAATTGATTGAAGTAATTACCAATTCCATTAGCCGTGGACTCGATAATAATTTCTGTTCCAGGCTCGTTTGATATGGCTTGCATTATTCCTTTGCTGTGTTCCTCAGCGTGCGGCCAATAGCCTGTTTCAGAGCCGTGGAATAGCTGTATAGTTTGCGAACGACCTACAGCTTTATTGCCTGCTGTGCCGACAGCGTAGCCAGAATCTAAGCCTGTGAAATTCAGTTCTTTAGCTGATGACGCGTCAGGCTTAGGAGCAAGACCAGGTGGTAATCCCTCATAGTATCGCTTAGTCATTGCAAAAAGGTTTTTAGTTGCTTCTGCTTCATGCGTCAGAATAAACGCTTTTTTACCGCGCTGAGTTATAACTTTGTGAAAGAATCTTGCTTGTATTAGAGTTGAGCATCCAAGCTGTCTGCCTTTTAGGATGATAGCTCGTACTTTACCAGTCTCTTTTAGCTGTGCTTCTAGTCGTTCGTGTATATATAGCTGTGATTTGTTAAGCTCAAAAGCTTCGATTCGACCTGATTTCGTGCGAATGTTTAGAAAGTTTTTAGCAAACGTTGGAAAGTCTTTTAATGCCTGTATTAGTTTTTCTTCATCTGTCATTTGAGTTTATCGATGAGCTTTTCAACCACGGACTGTAAATTATTTTCTTCTTTATCTTTTTCGCGCCACTTGCCTTGTCCGCGCGTCTTAAGCCAAAAAATTATGGCTGCTAAATCTTCTTGATCAACTGCTTTTTTATAAAGCTTGTTAGCTACATTGGCATTAGCTTTAATAATAGCCATATTTAATTCTAGTTTGTAATACTTAACCAGTGTTTCATCATCAATACCAAGATACTCGGCTATTTCTTCATGCGTATGACCAAAGCTTTTTAACGCTGATACTTCTGCGCGTAGTCTGTCAGTTGGCTCGTAAGCTTTAAATTTGCCGCTTTCATCAAGCTCGATGGGCATCGTTTATCTCCAGTGTTGCTTTTTTACCTGTATATTGCTCGTATCGTTTTATTATGACATCGCAATAAGATTCGGACAACTCCATCATAAAGCATTTACGCTTAAGTTTCTCACATGCGATTAAAGTTGAGCCAGAGCCACCGAATAGGTCGAGGACAGCATTACCTTTGCGGGTAGTTTTATCCAGAGCCTCCTCTGCTAACGCAACAGGTTTTTGTGTGGGATGAATGTATACTGTCGCAGCGTCCTTGTTAATCGTCCAGACGCTTCCGATTCGCTTACCACACAATTCAGCGCCTCGATGCCACACAAGAGCAACCTCGTAATCAGAGCTAAATGTTTTCTTTAAATCACCTATGCCACCACCAGGTTTGTGCCAGATAACAATGTTAGATGGGTAATCGAATGCCGCTAGGTTATCAATCCATTTGTTTTGAACCTTCCAACTCGTCCATACAAACACCCATCCAATTGACACAGCCTCAATAACTGCCGCAATATCAAGGAGTTGGTCATCGTTCACAAGGACGTCAAATTTATCAGTTTTAGCGCGCATGTTAGATTGATAACTCACGCCATAAGGAGGGTCAGTAAAAACTAAATCAGCTTTAACGCCATCCATCAACTTATCAGCGTCATCAATGCTCGTACTATCACCACACATCAACCGATGCTTTGATTTTAGTATTAACTTCCCCATAAAATATTACTTCCTTTTGAGCTATTGCATGAACGGCATAAAGGCTGGACAAATGATGATTGACAATAGGCGCACTTAACAAGGGCATTCATTCAAAACACTCCCATCCTCGTATGTATATTCTTTTTTACAACTATCACACTGATAATAAGCTCCAAGCAACCAAACATCGCCTAACTTGGTGACAGGATCGGCCGGTGCCTCAGGGCATTCATCTTCATCGCCAAATACCTCAGGCTCTTCATCTGGGAATATCTCACATAGCTCATCAATACCAAAACCTGTTAACTCTAAATCAAAAGCAACTAGCTTCAATTCTTCAAACTCAGCACGCAAAATATCAAAATCCCAACCAGCATTTAAAGCTAGCTTATTATCAGCAATAACGTAAGCTTGCTTTTGAGCATCAGTTAAGTCATTAATAATAATACAAGGAACTTCTGACAGTCTTAATTGCTTAGCTGCTTGTAATCGTGCATGACCAGCTATAATGATATAGCATTCATCTACCAAAATTGGATTTGTAAAACCAAATTCTTTGATGGAATTAACTAACTGAGTGATTTGATGGTCTGAATGTGTTCGAGAATTTGCCTTGTATTCGAGCAAATTCTCTACAAATAAATTTTTATAACTTCGATCGCACACTATTTTTTAAGGCCAGCTTTGCCACCATACGCTTTACCAGCACCGCCTGTAGACTTACAGCTATCCGACTTATGCATTGCCTCATTAATCTTCTTCTGCATGCTATCAGCTTGATAATGACCTTCTGCTAAACCTTTGTCCATTCCTCTGTCGTAAGCCTTATCGTATTTCTTAGCGTCCATTTGATAACTCCAAAAATTAGTTAATGTCAGCGCCTCAAAATTGTGTGCAGCAACGATGACACCGACTTATAAACTATATCACACATACAATAAATTTAAATAGTACAAGCGCTTGACATAAACGCGTTGTATGATATCATGTGTACATATTAAAGATTAACTAAAAAGTGGAGAACAAAAATGACGGCATACATAATAGACACACAAAAGTTTGAAGTAGTGCGGATATATCCTGACGCATCGTGCGCATCGCTTGACATGCCCAACAACTACAGCCGGGAGCCAAGCAATTACTACAAGATGTTTCACGATGAAGATGCATTATTCGACTATTGGAATTTAGCAATGGAAGAGTCAGGCGTATTTCATGAGGGTTTAGGTTATAGCGAAAACGCCAGAGTAGACATGTTTAATGATTGGGTTAAGAATTAGGAGAACAAAATGATAGATATAAGCAGATACGACAACGCCCATGATGATGGTCCACTTACCCAACCAAAAGAATCATTATCTGTAAAATACACAATACACGTTGACTGGGATGATATAAGGCAAGATTTTGTCGCGGTCTTTGATTGGTATGACGGTGCGCCTGATGGCCATAATACTTATGGATTAGGAGACACTAAAGCCGAGGCAATGTTAAATCTAATTGAAAACATAAGTGATGAGGAGTTGGAGCCGTGAAAACCGGGACTATTCACGAAGCCATGAAAAAAATAGAACAGCTAACATGCAAAAGTATCTCGTTACATCATGAGTTAGATTGCAGACGAGGAGAGATAACTAGCGAGTTTCATTTTTTCATTGGTAGAGACTTGATGTTTAGCGCTCAGAAGTGGGAAGCAGTTATTGATGAGCTAAACTTTATATTATTGGGGTATGGGACATGAAAGAATTTGAAAAGTGGCTAAGGGATGGAATTAGATTTTATGATAAAGAAGATGACTCTTGCACTCCAAACACAGATTGCTTCAAAAAAGATTATTTTATTGGCGTGCAATCAGGGCTAAGAATGGGGCTTCAATATCTACTTGAAAATCATATTGAAGCCCCAATATCACAGCAACCGGTTACAAATCCTAACCTATTAAAATGCAAAAGCTGTACTGTTACTTCAGAGGTAGAATGCAAGCAATGTAAATATACAGGCTGCAACCATTACTGGATAAAGCTTGCGCCAATTGACCAAAATAATCAGAAATACATGTGTTTGAACTGTGACGAGGTGAAATAATGAATAATACCATACCGCGCGCTAACACGAGATGGTGGAAAGATAACAAAAGGGGGAAGTTATGAGTTGCTTCAGTTCTAGTGAATTAGATGATACAGAAGTAACAGGGGGAATGCCCTGAATGCGAGGGTGATATCAATCAAGAAGGAAAAACTGTATACGAGACATGCGGTTATTCTCCTATTGAGTGCAAAACATGTGGTGACCAGCCATGTGATTTATCATGTTAAAGAGGTGCAATAATGAGTTTCAAAGATAAAACCTTTTGCGCGTCACCAGGGTGCAAGAATAAATGTGGGCGTAAAATGACGGATAAAGAGTTAAAAGAGCTGGAAAAATTAAATGAAACTGGGTTTGGAATTGTAAGCAAAGCTTATTTTTGCGGCGAGCCTGAGAGGGAAAAGAAATGAATGACTTCACGAAAGATGAATTAGAAATATTATTTTTAGAGTTAACTATTGCAATAAGAAAGTGGGGTGACGACCCTGAATTTTATGCTTATCCTAAATTAAAAAATAAAGTCCAATCCATGATTGATAACAAAAATAAACCCAATTTTGTAGCAATACAAACATCTTTTGAGAATATTGAAGCTAATGGCTTGGATTATTACCTAACCCCATCTTTAGCTCGCTTAAAAAAAGTTGCTAATAGCGAGATACGCGATAACTTAGTGTGCAGTGAAAACCCAGAGATGCAAATAAAGCTCAGTTTAAGCATATCCCCAGTTGATAAACCAAAGGAGAGCAAAAGTTGATAGACGAAAAGCAACTACAAGCGCATTTAAACGCTAAATTAGCAGAGATTGCCAAAAAGATACCCCATTACATCAACGAGTCGCGTTCGTTTAAATGCGGCCATGCTATGGGCTATAAACAGGCGTTATTAGATATTGATAGACTTCTCTTTTCTAATAACAATAGCGATTCACTCTAAACAATCCACAAAATGTGTTAGTAAACTTGTTGATATGTAATAAAAACACTACATAATCAACAAGTTCCTTTTTAATTCTTTTTATTCATCTTGTATACATTAAGATCAATTGATTATCTATTTAGCTATTTGCTAGTCATCTATATTTGTAAGGGCGAGATAATAAGGGCCTAGTATTTGCAGTAAATTGGGTGTGCGGTTATGGTGTGGGGTTGTTTCTAGGTTCCAACCATCGCACAGAATACGCTCTTCTGAAACTACAGAGTAACAAAACATAATATCCTCAAATTAATTACTATTTAACCAGCCATCAAAACTTAAAATACTAGCATCACTAGGAATTAATCCTATTTTGATATCTGCGGTCATTCTTCCAACGTATTCTCTGTATTTATCTTTATTTTTATCGGTTTCTAGTTGTTGCATTATTTTTCCATCCGCAAAATCATTAATTGATTGCTCGTAATTTTCTTTAAATCTAGCAAATGACTTTGCATAAGGTTGGTTTCGTAAAAAATAAGGGTCGGATTTATGATAAGCATGTCTAACACATTCATGGGACCATTTTTTGTCTGTGCCATCTGGGTAAGTGTTCTTAATTGCTTCTTTGTAGGCGTCATCAGTATTTGGAGCACCTATATCATCATTTGTTAACTTGCAATACGAGATAAATTCACCCGGGGATGGGAGGAATTTTATTTGTTCATCTCTAATTTTATTTATTGCTGCGTTAATGCGGTCAATACTTTTAATGCCTGAGTTAATTAAAGCGTATGTATATTCAACCCTGATAGAGTCTGTAGTTACGGCACAGCTAGTTGAATATTTAAATGCGGGTATAATTCCTGCCAATCTTTTAAAGATGTAATTAATTACTTGCGCGTCTTTTTCTGTTATCTCTGGCTC